ATGCAGGTGCACCTGATGAAGTACTTGGACATGGATTTTATGTAAATTATATGTTTTATAAAAATGGTAAACATAAACCAGGTATATTTACTATTACTAACGCTAATGGAGAAAAGTTTCCATTAGGTGTAGCTTCTCGTATTACAGATCGATCATCCCTCAGACCGGATAAATATTTACAAACCAATTATTTACCACAAAAATTAATAACTGACAAAAAACGAGATGGTCGTGTTGATATAGCAACAGATGAAAATCATATTATATACATTAATAGTTTTGTATTTAGACCGAATGATAATTCTAGATGGTGGAATAATGCAGTAACATTACATAATATGATAAGGAATGGCAATGATGCATTGGAAGAAGAAAGAGCAAATGTTATAAATATAGATGAAACTATAAATAACAGAGTATCAATATCTTTAGATAAATATGGCTCTAATAAAGATGGTATTATGAAGTTATTAGCATCAGATGGTAAAATAACCCAGTCGGTATATACGGACTGGGATGCGATAAATATATGGCCGTCAAATTTATTGAGAGATTCAAACTTAATAAATCTATTCGATACAGTCTTGAAAAGCTGGAGGCAGCAGCAAATACAAACACAATTCAATTTCGGCGATTTGATAACTGTGCTTACAAATAGTTCAAAAGGTCAAAATGTAGATTCAAAAATTTTAAATGTATTTAATTATAAACCAGGTGCTGAGCCTGGAACAAGTGGTTTGTATAATTTTTATACGCTTTTTAGGAATCTTAGAGAAGGAAATTTCTTTAATACAGTTGGAAATCCCACTGATTTTGGAGCGATAACATTATGGCCGGAAAGTCAGCAATATGGTATATCTGTAATTGGAATGGCTCCATTATATCATCCAATTGACCATGGTAGTCAAAATTTTATAATATGGTTATTTGCAAATAATATTTTTAAGTTTTGTTACAGGTGGACTAGACAAAATTTTGACAACGCCAGCCACACATTAGATATTGCGTATAGAGATATGTTTCAAAACTATATGTATCATTTACGAGATACAATTGTTTATTATTATAATATAGAATTTTATACAATATATAATTTATTAAAATATGGTATATATTTTTCATTTAATTATTTTTCATTTAATTCTGATAATATCGATGATTTAATCAATGAAAAAGAACAATCGAATTGGACGGGGTATACAGCGGAACAAGATACTCTAACTTCTGGAAAAATAGTAAGAATTACAAATATACCGGTAGATAAAAGGGAAGAGCCAGAAATGCGGACAATAATAGGCGTGACAAATCCTGAGCATAACGCTGATCTAGAGTATAATTTATCCGATATAAATCTTATAGGAGATAGTGATGACAAACACCAGTTGCGTATAGATAAATTGAAAGAGACGTCATATTTTAGTCCCTCTTACCTCCCATCGAAAAATAAGATGACGGACATTGAATGGGCGAGCCAGTCAAATCAAGAAACTAGAAATATATGTAGTTCATTTATATGTACTTATTTTAAGGCACAATATCAAATAAATGTTGGTAGTACATTTGCAACTACTGAATTTGAACTTCCAGTGGTTGCTAATAAAGATTTTAATATAAAACTTTCTTCCCATGGAAATACTATGCTGAGTAGAATAGCTAGTACAGGAGCACCATTTGTGCGAAAAATAGATAATGGTTCTGCATATTATGATGGATATTATAAAAAAATATTTGATAATAAATCTTCAGCATATATACTTGGTGGTAATAAATCACATAAAAAAAATAAATCATTTAAAAAGAAAAATAAATTGAATAAATTGAATAAATTGAATAAATTGAATAAATTTGGTGGTGTAAAAATTAGAAAAACCCAAAAAGAGAAAAAGAAAATGTTTCTTCACACAGATATGAAAAAACGGAAGTTGAATAGTATTCTTACTAATATTTTAGAAAACAATAAAGATTTATTAGTATCAAAAAACGATCAAAATAATTTAGAGTATAATGATATTATTATAAAATTATATAACATTGAAGAAAATATATATGATAACAGAGGAAACATAGTAAAAAATAAATTTAATATAACAATTAATGATTTGGATAAATTCAAAAAATATTTTCCAAATATTTCAGATGATAATAGTAAATATACTACAAAAATTGGCGAATTATATACCCCAAATACAAACAACTTATTTATAACAATTCAAAATATAAATAATGATTCCAATAGTATATATCAAGTAGAAATAGAAGATAAACCAGAAAAAGTGAATATATTTTATTCTATGAAAGAAGAAATTATAAAAAATCCTTCATTATTTGCGATTTAGAGTTATACAGTAAGTATAAATAACAAATATAATCATTTAATATATAAGTAAAGCAAAAATAATTAGGGTTTAAGGAACAGGAGTTCCTTATTTATAATAGTAATCATCAAAAACAACCTTATTTTTAATACTTCTGCTCATTTTAGATGCTGATATATTTTCGTGTAATGCAGCTTTTGCAATAGTATCCCAATTATTTAAAACCGCTTTCGTATTAATATCTATTTTTTTGACTTTTTTTCCGGTTATACACTACTGATAAATGTTTGTTGTTCAAATTCTGTAAAATTATTTTTAATTTTATTTAATAATTTATTATTATAAGTTGTAGTTAGCTTTGTAATCGGGTTATTCTCAATGAGTTCAACGATATTTAACTCTTGCATTTTATAATATATATAATATAATTTTCTTCAAGTTTGGTTTGTTTTTATTTATGAAAGCGAGTTTTATAAAAGCATCATTAAATACTTGGATTTTAAGGAAGTATCCATTTACTACCATCGATTTTTTTTTACACTAATTTTTGGTCCTTTACGACCATTTTGTCCCCGTGCGTTTGGGTCATATATTTCTTCTTCATCATCAGAATGTAAATCTTTAGATATTTCCCAAAATTCTTTAGAACCTAACTTGAAATCTTTATGTGATTCAGCTTTATACCAAAATATTTGTTCATGTAGTTTATTAGATTTAACATTATTATTGATAACTAGACATTCATAATTTTCAGTACATTGATCCATAACTTGACAAAAAGATTCAAATGTTGGAAACATACCAGCATAATTTTCATAAATACGGCGTCGATTCGCAATATATGGTTCTCTTAAAATAAAAACATAATCTATATTCGTTCTTAATACCGGTGGTATACCTAAAGGATATTGCATGGTAATTATTAGCATGATTTTCCAATGACGACCATTCATAAATAATAAACGCATCATTTTATCACGAGTCCATTTATCATCAAAAAGACAATCATCTAAAATAACAAATGCTCGAGGATCAATATTAGTTCTTTTATATGATTCTAATTCCTTTTTTACTTGTTTTAAAACTGTTCGTTGGCGTTTAAGAATATTTTCAATAATAGCGGTATTATATTCATCATGAATAAATAATTTTGGAACATGTTGACTATAAAATCCATTACCGGCTTCAGTTCCAGAAATAACTGTTCCAATTGGTATATCTTGATGATAGTATAACAAATCTCTTACTAAAAAACTCTTACCTGTATCACGACGTCCTATCATAACAATAACCGGACCTGTATTTTGATCTGGTTTAAATGTAATACTTTTCATATCAAATTTTTTTAATTGTAATGTCATTTAATAGTTTGAAAGAAAATAAAAATATATATAAAAACGCGTAATTAGTTTAAATATTAAATAAAATATATATTATTTAAGATAATGGAAATATCTTATAAAAAGATAAATAATAGTGAACTTTTTAAACATTTTGAAGATGAAGATTTATTAAATACAAAGATATGTCAAAACTATGTACCATTATATAATAAATTTTTTACATTAAATGAAACAAATTATAATTCAATAAATTTAAATAATAAAAATAATTTGCATTCATTGATAAAAAAATATTCAGAAAATACCTTTTTAGGAAAAATTAAAGATGAAAACAATAATATTCAAGAAAAAAATATATTTTTTAAATTATGTCCATTGTTGGATCCATTTAAATATATGGCTGGACAATATGATATATGTAATAATAATTTAATGAATCTTCCTAAATTAAATAGTACTAATTGTCATTTTAAAATTAATGACCCAAATAATGCATCGTATGTTGATAGTTTTTTCACATATCTTACAAGTCAATTATATAATAGATTAAATTTCTCTCATGGAATAGATTTTTATGGTTCATATTTGGGACATAAAAATAATTTACATATAGATATAGGAGATGATATAGATATGTTAGCAGATAAAGATTTTTTTCATAAAAATATAAATATATTATATACTTTTTTAAATTCTGATTATCATGAATTATTCAAAGAAGATACTAGATGTAATAAGAAAGTCCTAATTTTTGGCGATGATATTAATGATAATATATTAAATTTACATGAAATTACTACACTAGATTCTCTAAATACATTAAATAATCAAAAAGAAAATAATAATACAGACATTAATATTGATTTATCATCGAGTGAAATATATGTATCTTCTTTAAAAAAACATTCTAGAACGAATTCAACAAATTCCGATTTTTCATCCAGATCATCTAATACGGAAAATAGTGAAAATAGTGAAAATAGTGAAAATAGTGAAAATAGTGAAAATAGTGATGAAGAATATAGTGACGAATCATCAAATCTAGAAAGTATAATGGTTTCTCTTAAACAATTTCCTATACAAATTATTGCTTTAGAAAAGTGTACAAATACATTAGATTATTTATTTATAGAAGATAAATTATCACAAGATGAATTAGGGTGTATTATAATACAAATATTAATGATGTTAATTACCTATCAGAAATTATTTAAATTAACACATAATGATTTACATACAAATAATATAATGTATATAGAAACTGAAAAAACTTATTTATATTATAAATTAAATGGTAAACATTATAAAGTTAAAACTTTTGGTAAAATATTTAAAATAATAGATTTTGGAAGAGCTATTTATGAATATAAGAATAATAGAATTTGCAGTGATAGTTTCCATATAGATGGAGATGCATCATCACAATATAATTGTGAACCGTATTATAATAAAGATAAACCACCGATTGAACCGAATTATAGTTTTGATTTATGCAGATTAGGATGTTCCATATATGATTTTATTACTGAAAAATATGAAACTTTGGAAGAAATCCGTTCTCCGATATATAAAATAATAATGAATTGGTGTGATGATGATAGTGGAAGAAGCATATTATATAAAACTAATGGCGAAGAGAGATATCCCGATTTCAAATTATATAAAATGATTGCACGAAAAGTTAACAATCATGTACCAAGTGATGAAATAAACAATAAATATTTTAATAGATTTATTGTTTCAAAAAAAGAAATTAAAAAAGGATCTAAAATATGTAATATAGATCTATTAGAAGTTTTATAATTTTATATATTTAAAAAAATGATATATTAAAAAACTTATTAAACCTAAAATAACATCTATAAGTAAATAAATCCAGGCTTTCTTATTACCATTTATAGCATTATATGAAAATAAAAAATATAATAATGCATGAATAGGTCTTAAATTATTCCACCAAATTTTATTTCCGAAAACTTCGGCTCCAGTTTTTCTAGTATCAGATAAATATATATAACTAAAACCAATTGCTGGTAATAATAAAATATACCCTAAATATTTCAATAAATTTGTAGAAATATTTTTAGCTACATATACAAGGATCGACCTTGTACCAATACATCCAATTAAAAAAAGTAAATACCGTTTATATATAGTATTCATATAGAATATATATATATATATATATATTCTATATTAATAGTTTTAGTTTACTATTTAAAAAGCTGGTTTATCAACAAATACTGGTGCTTCGGTTAATATATTTGATTTTAAGCTAAATTGTTGCATAATATAATAACCAACAACAACACTAATATATACGATAATAGAATCAATTATAATTGATTTAAGTGATTTATTTTCTTTTGTAATAAATCTCATTTCAAGAAATTTTACTACAAGAAATATAAAAGAAATTATTAAACTAGTAAAGTAAATATCATTCATTTAATTAATATAGATAAATAAGCTATACTAATTAAACGAATATATTATATTATATTATAGAATTTCAATATCATTTAAAATTGGGTTTGAATCAAGTTCTAAAGCATTAGATAAATTAATAGTATCCATATTTATTTCTATATCATTACCAATATCTAGTTTAATATTATCATCGTCTTCATTTGCTAATTTTTCTTTATTTATTGCAGCAATTTTTTCTAAAGTTTCTAAATCTTTCGGTGCTTTCACAAAATGTTCGGCTCCACTTGATTCCACAATGAAATCTTGATTTGAAAAAATAACATTATTATTTTCAGTATTATTTTCAATATTATTTTCAATATTATTTTCAATATCAATTTCAGTATCATTTTCAGTATTATTTTTTGATATATTATCAGCTACTATATCTAATTTTTCATCAATTGATAATTCTGGCTCAACAGTTTCTTTTAAATTATTTGATGTATGAGTATTCGATGATAATTTCTGATTAGTAGATAAATTATTATTAGATATATCAGTTTCATTTGCTTTATGTTTTTCTATAACTTCTTCCTCTTCAGTTTCATCCATATAAGCATGTAATATTCTTTCAACAGGAATATTTTCTCTAATCGCAATTAAAATAGCTTCTTTAATTAGAGTTTCTAATTCTCTATTATTTCTCTGAACTTGTAATGGCATTATATCTTTTTCAAAAAGATATATATTAGTATATAATTTACGAGCGGTATTTATATAAACTTGATGAATAAACTTATCAAGTGAGGGAATATCAATATCTATTTTTTTTTGTTTCTGCCCAACTCTAATACATGTTAGTGCTTTTAATTGAATTATATGTACACATGTAATTAATTCTTCTAAATAATTACATCCACTAACTTGTTCTATACGTTTACGTTCTTGTTCAATCGTACTAGGATTCCAGTTAGGTATTTGACTTAATAAATTTTGAAATGTCATTAAGTATTTATTATTTTCATTATTTTCTATACATAATTTATTTGCTTCATTAAAAATAGATTTTATCCCTTGAATAATTGTATTTGTTAATATACTAACTAATCTAGCACACCATTCATTTTTTGAATCTGTTAAACTACTGATAGAATAATCATCCATTTACATAGATAATATATTTTCTAAATATGATTCGGAACGAAAAAACATGGAATTTAAAATAAATAAAATAAATAATTCTTCATTTCTTAACTCTTTTTTAACTTTTTGAATACTAATAAGTAATTCATATTTATCAATATTATTTTTATATGTAGTATCAATATAATTAATTAAATCTAAACCAGAAATACCTTTATTATATAATTTTGCAGATAGTGAAACTATTTTAATTGGTGTATCAATATTAATTAAGTTTTTTTTAAGATATTTTATTGTAATAGAATTATTTTCTATTAATTCTAAATTATATTGATATAAATTATTATAACATTTATTAATATAAGGATGTGGTACATATATTTCACTAAATCTAGATAATATAGGTTTTAATAATTTATATTTATCTTCAATTATTATAATAAAACGTGTTGTATGACTAAATAATTCAATACATCGGCGTAAAGCAGATTGTGCATCTATAGTTAATTTATCTGCATTTGATAAAATAATTGTTTTAAAAAAATTACCATTATAATTTATATTAGTTTTTGCAAAAAACTTAAGATCTTCTCTTATATATTTTATTCCTTTACAATGCGCACAATTAACAAACATAACATACTTATTTTTTAAAATATTATTATCATAAATTTTATCTATAAATGAATATACTAAACTACGTTTTCCTGATCCACTCGGACCATGAAATATTATATTTGGTATTTTTTGTTCTTGTAAAAAATAATCTAATTTTTCTATAATATTTTTATGAATATCTAATTTTTCTTTCATATTAAAGTAATAAGAGGATATCCCCTTAAACCCCTTAATATGAAAAATATTGTTTTAAAAATTTGTAACACTCTGAGCATATGGATTATTTTTAAATGCAGACAGCATATCTGGATTAATGCGTTCAGCATTAACTTCTTGACTATATTGTTGAGGCAAGTTAATTTTTCCATATGAATCTAATGATGGAATACTATTAACCATTTGATCATGATTTGGTATTATTAAATCTTGGCTTTGTAATCTATTATTAACCCGATCAGTATCTTTTTTTCCAATATCAAGATTAGTATTATTATTAAGCATAGACATATTACCTTGCATGGGCCAATTTTCATAAGTTTTATTTACATTATTATGTTGATTTTCCCAAGCACCAATGCTCATTTGTGCTTCATATGTAGATGGACCTCCAACAAACCCCATACTAGAAGAATCGCATTTATTTCTCTCTTGTTCCTTTACTTGTACTTCGGTTGATTGATAACCGCCTTCCGGTACAGATATGTGTGAAACATTTAAATAATTTAATCCAATCTTATCACTTGTAGTTTCTTTAATAGTAGTTTTAACCGTATTATCCGGATTTGTAATCGGTAAATTTGGAACTAATGCAGCAACATTACCAGTCGAATTTGCATTATATATTACATTTTCTTTTCTGGAAGGACGCAGAGCATCAACGATTGGAGCAACCATTGCCTTAAATGCACCATTAATACCTCCAATAGAGCCAGTATTTTCTTGACAATTTACATGTCTATTATTATTTAATATATTATATCCTTTTCTACCATAATCATAATTATTTGCTGATCCTTGTCCTACCGCTGATGCAGGATTTATATCTGTTGCACATAATTCTGGTCTACTAGATTGTTCATGATAAGAAGTTGTATATGTTCCTTTAGAATTACCATCATTTGCACTAACCCCAAAATATTGATTAGAAGTAGAATTTCTATTTCCATCAGGAATAATATGTTCTGGAATAGATGATTGACCAACAGATGCTCCAGTGGTAGTAAACCATCGTTGTGGACCAATTTCAAAATCTTTGGTTGGACGATTTTTCTCTACAGTTCCTTGAATTCCAGAATTTTGTACTTTAGAGTTTAATGGTCCTTCGTGTCCATATAATCCATATGTTTCTTTAGGATTTGTTTTTACACGTAATTGATCAACTGTTGGTGGAGCCCATGCATCTCGATCCAACATTCCAGAGTTAAATCCTCCCATACCTTCGGTTGTAGATCCTAAACCTAATCCTGGACCAACTTGTTCCTGTTTCCAAGGTAGTACATTAGAAATTTTGGTACTGGGTAATTGTCTAGATTGTATAAAATCACTACTATTCGGAACACCATGTGTAAATTGTACATTATCGTGCGGTTTAAAAAGCGGTGCTTGTTCAACTTTTTTTATACTATGGTGTCCAGCTCCTTGATGATTGTCTAAAATACTTTGGGAATGTATAGAATCAACTGATGGACCCTTTACTTTAGATCCAAAAAATGGAACCATATTATTATGCTTAAAATCAGATTTATTAAATGAATTACCTGAAAGACTTTCAAAATTGTTTTTTGAATCTGGTTTTGAATTATTTCTACTAAAAGAATTGGTTTGTTGATAATTTTGTTCTTGTAAAGTTGATGTCTTATTATTAAAAAATTTATCAGTTGTTTGATTTGGATTAAGATATTGTCTTGTATAATTTGTATTATTTGGATCAATTGTTTTACTTTCTACAGGAAAATTTTTAGTAGGAACATTTACCAGAGGCATTTGTGATTGATTAGCTGGTTTGCCCATATTCGTATAATTTTCTTTATTGTCTTTATTGTCTTTATTTGAAATAACATATAAAAAGCCTAGTCCAATTAAAGGTATTGCTAATTCTGCCATTATATATAAACTATAATAATAAATTAAATAGACTTGTCCCTTTTAGAATTCAAATTATTTAATTTTGAATTCTAAAAATAAATTTTACTTCTTAATAATTTGTTCTAAAGTTAAATATGATGGCTAAGTGCCATATTTTTACAAGAATCATAATTATCTTTTTCTACAATTCTTGAACTAATATTATTTTCAAATTGTAATTCTGTATGTGCTTGTGGATTATGATATAAATGATTGGAATTATTTTGTTCTAAATCCCTTAATTGCCATGCTGGCATAACTGTTCGCGATTCATTAGTTATAATTTCGGCATTTGTTGGAAAACTAATTTCAGAATAATTATTATTTAATAATTCTTCATTTGCATCTCTTTTTGTAATACAATCTCTATCTAATTGTCGATCTATTCCTTTTAAAGCACTATTAACATTCGTTACATTTTGAGATAAATTTGCACCAAATTTTTGTAATCTAATATGTGGATCTTCTATATAATATGGTTTTGTACCATTACCTGGTACATTTAACATATATTTATTCATATTAACATCTTGATCTAAATATTGATTTATTCTCTCTTTATCATCGTATGCTCGTGTAAATGCCATAAATATTAATATATATAAATATTTAATATTATAAAATAATAATAAATATTTATATATATTATATTTGTGGACGCTGCGTATTATCTTGATAAACCTTTTTTGGCATAATAACTTGTTCTCTTTCAAAAAATGATACTTCAGGTAAAGTCTTTAATAAAGGTAGCACATCTGCTTTTTGAGTTACTAAATTAGTTGATCCGACGCCAAATAATACCGATTCAATATCAGTTGGATTATAAGATAAATTATCTGGTGGCATATACCCACCTAAATATGATACTGGTAAAGCTGGATTTGCAGCATGACCATTTGGCGCATTTATGTATGCTAAATTGTTTCTAATATTTTCTAAAGCTCTTTGTTCAAGACAATAATTACCACTGCTATTTTTATCTCTTGTTGATGTCATTATAATATATTATATTATATAATATATTATATTTTGCATTAAATTTAAATTTTTTACACATAGTTTTATCTTTTCTAGTTAGTTTTTATGTTTTATTCTTTGTTTTTTTATATAATAAAAAAATAAATAAATTTATTACTAGATAAAAAATTATTAAATAAAATTATAATCAATAAGAGCATTAAATTTATCTTTATTAATCTCGCTTTCATTAATAATAGAACATAATATAGAATGAAATAAATAAAAAGTCTTATATCCAAAACACATGAGGAATAATGTAAGATTATCATCAATAATACCTTTATTCGTTGATGCAATAATTTGTTCTATATAAGTATTATTTTTATATTTTTCATATAATTGTTCCGTTGTTTTATTAATAATTTTATCATCAAAAATATTTAAATTAAATGCTTGCAAAATTTGAATTTGATATAGTGCATTCGATTCCGACAAATTATCTATTAAATTATATGTACAAACAAAATCTGCTATATAATTTATAGATATATCAGATATATAAGATATATCATTACAAGGAGAATTCATATTATATATAATATTATATGAATTGCTATCTAATATTTTTTAATTTAATATTAATATAATATTAATACTAATATTATAGATATTTCTTATAATAAATTTGGATTAAGTTTTGTTGGTAATTTATGTCCGAATATAATCATATATGCGGCAACAAATAAGCCAAGTAAAACCGATCTATTTAAAGCTTTAATGTGTGGTTCTTTTAAAAGAAAAACCATTAATAAATATGCAATTGCTGCAACTAAAGCACCATGAAAAACCATTTCTAAAGGGCCTTCTCTCATCTATAATATATTTCAACATAAAATTATTACAAATATATTATAATATTAAATATTTACTCACGATTTAAAATTCTAGAAGGTATACCTCCTCTAACCCATCCATCTGCAGCAACGCTTTCTACTAAATTTGCCGGATTACTAATAGTAGATTCTAATGATGGTAATAAAGGATAATATATTAAATTTGTATGATCAACTTCACTATTTGGATCTGCTGTTTTTCTATTGCTATTTAAATTGGCATTGGTTAAATCACATTCAACATTAATATTAGATGGACCTTTTCCTAAATAGGGAACTGTAGAAAATAATCTCTCTTGATAAGTAGCTTTTTCGGGTGTTCGTGCTAACTGTGAGAATTTTAGAGCAGTATTTTCATCAATACTATTAGAATTTATTCCACCACTTGGACTACCTTGAAAAAATACATTAGGTTGATTTGTTGCTAAATTAATACTATTATTTAATGGTGAATAAACAGTATAATTTTCTAGAACATATTCACTTGACCGATTATTTTGTTTATTTTTATTTGTCATATCACATTCATCATTTCCAATACGAGAGATATTATTAAATGGTTGAGTATTTGAAAACATTATATATATAATTATTTAATATAATTATTTAATATAATATTTTTATAAATTATAATTTATCAATTTAATTTTTTTTATGTTTATGAGATTTGCGTTTATGAGATTTGCGTTTATCAGATTTGCGTTTATGAGATTTGCGTTTATCAGATTTGCGTTTATGAGATTTGTCTTTATGAGATTTGTCTTTATGAGATTTGTCTTTATGAGATTTGTGTCTTCCACTACCATTTTGTATAGGTGAGTTAAACTTTTTTGTTATCATTTGTTTTAATGCTATTTTTGCGATTGGCTCGGCTACTTTTTGTCCAGTATGATATATCGAACGTAGTCCGTTTGCACCATTTTCTCCAATCAACTTTGAAACTCGAGGATGGACATGTTCATTATATATGCTTTGATGCATATCTGTTAAGTGATCAACAATATCATCTGATGAATCTAACATTGTGTCTTTTAGATTTTGCAATTCTTTGGGAGAATTTTCCATTATATTATAATAAAATATAATAAAATATAATAAAATATAATAACATTTTAAGGGTCTTAAGGATTTATATAATTATGTGAACTACTACTATGTCTTTCTAAAGCTTGAGGGTGTCCTTCTTTGCCAGATATCATATTACCATAAACAAATTCTTTATATGCATTAAAATCACTAGGAATTTGTGTATTTGGCATAGAATTCCATGGTAGCATAGAACGATTAAACATCATTTCATCGCCAACATTATCAAAAAGTTTTTTATTAATATTTTTATCATTAAAGGGTTTTTCTATAAATTCTTTAACAGATTTATTTATAGTTTTTTCAACATCTGAATTAAATGCTGGAGCAGCTTCTTTTCTTTTTGGATCATATAAAATTTCAGGAACTAAAACATTCATTAAAGGATTTTTAGAATTAGGTTTTGCAAAATTATTATTATTTTCTTGATATTGTTTTGATAAATTATTAGAAAATGCTTCACGAATAGTATTTTTTGCAGTTTTCTTAGAATTAACATTCGTTTGTATTAAATATAATACAATTATACTTATTAAAGTAATTGCACCAATATAAACGATTTTAAATGATAATGTTAATAAATATCCTAAAACAGTTAATAATATCACTAATCGTGTAATAGCATTTATTTTTTCTTCGGTGGTCATTTTATCAGTTGGCCATAATTCACTAATATTATCTTGTTTTAATAAAATAGTTGGATCATTTAACCAAATAATATTTAACATTTATATATATTCTCAATTATTTTATTTATATATAAGAATTCAATAATAAATATATTTCAATTATTTTTTCTTACCTTTTGGTTTTTTTTTCTTTTTTTTATTACATTGTTTTGTACTTCTTTCTACATCATCTCCTGTAGAAAAAATATATTCTTTCATTTTATCAAGATTCATATCTTTTAATAAATCATCAATATTTGATGTATTTTTTTCGTTAGAATTATCTTCAGTAGGATTTTCTTTAGTTGAATTCATTTGTTTTGTATTATTATTATTATCTAGTTTAGTTCGCATTCTTTCTCTCATTTTAGATGCACGTATATTTTGTTCCATTTTTTTACTAAATGCACCCATATCTACTTTTCCACCATTTCCCATACCAGGTAATCCCATTTTTGACAACATACTTTCAATATTATTCATACCAGGCATATTTTTCATTGTATTAACTAATTCCGATGCTTCCTCAAGTAATTCAGATTCTTTGATATTACCAGACTGTAATTTATTATCTAGTTTTGATCCAACATTTTTAACTAAATTCATTAATTTACCAGGATTTTTAAATAATTGTTTAAATACATCATCAACAGATTCTACATTTTCTATATTTATATCTAAATCCTTAGCTGTTTCTTCTGCAATTTCTTTTGCTAGACGACCTAATTTACCATCCATCATTTTATTTATATGTGAATGTAATTCTTCAGCATTAGGAATATTAGTATGATGTCTCTTATCATTATTTCCAGTATTACAATTGGAATTATCATTATCATTATCATTATCATTATCATTATCATTATCATTATCATCATTTTTATTATCATCATTTTCATGTGGGTCATATTGATTATTAAATATATTTTCCATCTGACTGATAGTTTCTTCTATTTTATTTTTAAAATCATCTTGATTAATTGCTTCAAATAATTTTGCAGTATCACCAAATGATTCATTTGATTCCAAATCATTAATAACACAAAATAATATTAATTGTAAATACTTCCAAATAATAGCTTTTGTGTTATCTGTTATATCTTCTTTCCATAATTCTACAAAATTTACATTTGGTAAAAACTCTAATTTGTCTTCTTCAATAAATATTTCTTCTTTTTGATAAAGTATATTAAAAAAATGTTTTGGATATATTTCTTTACAATATTCATATATATTAGAAAATTCTATACAATCACCATGCGCATTAATAAATTTAATAGATAAATTATCTTTGATTTCATGTTTATCTTTATTATCTTCATTATCTTCATTATCTTTATTATCTTCATTATCTTCAATATATACAAAATTATTTTCTTTATCTTCTACGCAACTATTATTTTTTATAAATTCATATAAATATGCATTGTTATCTGGTGTTATTTTATCAGGAAAAGTTCGAATTAAATCATTAATAAAATCGAGACATATTTTATTCAGTTTTTCTGACATAATATATTTAATATTAAATATATTATATTTAAATAACTATTATATAATTATAAATAATACATATTACATAATTTACATAAATTTTGCATATATTGTATTGATTTATCTAGATCTTCTTTTCTCATTTCTTTGATCGGTTTTCGTAATGTAGCTATTTTTTCAAGAATACTAGAAGTATTTTCAGTATATTTTAAATCGTCGGTATAATCTTTTTCTATAAAAAAATTTATATTACCATTTGCAATTTCTGTATTATATTTATCATAAATATAGTCTTTCCATATACGAATTATTAATTTTGGATTAACTTTTCTTACAGTACTAAGTGATGTTTTAGCTAATTGAATATCAATATTATCTGGAAATATTTTTATAATATCTTGAAAAAATTCTACAATATGATTATTATATGCATTTAATATATCAGATTTATTCATATAATTTATAAAATAAAACTTCTTTATATTTATTTTTAATTAAAATTTAATATAAATATATTTATTTTATAAATTACATAGAATTATCTCTTTCTTGTTGTAGCTTTTCCATTGATACATTACTAACTTTATTTGGTGTATAATTATCTGGAGGAGTTTCTATTTTATCAAGATATTCTAAAGTACAATTATTTCTTAATTGTCTTAATCCACCATCGCCTTTTGCAGACATTGATTCTATAGTTTGATCCAAAAAACTATAATTATCAGATATTACACCTGAACTATGTATATCTCCAAAATTAAATGAATCTGGTTCATAATTATTAATTTTTTCAAGAACATTTGTTTGTTTTGGTTGTAAATATTCCATAATATTTGTTGGGCCATAAATAACTTGATTACCACGATTTAATAATAATAATGCAGGAACTTTATTAATCGTAGGTGGCAGTATAATTTCTTTTTGATTCGATAAAATAATATATGTAGTTCCATCTTGCTTTTTTATTCGATTATCAATACATATAAAATGTATATCATTTTTAATCTGAGATTGCGATAATTTAGGTAATATATTAGAACAATTTGTACAAATATTGCTATAATAGAATATATAACTCATTTATAATAATAATTATAATGATTAATTATTTTAAACTAATTTTTTTATAATTTAATTATAAAATTGATTTAATAATTAAATAATTTATTATCTATAAATATCATAATGGAACCTCAAGTATTAGATATCTCAGAAGAAAATAATATATTCAACTTTACTATAAATAATATTAATGTTAGTTTTGCGAATGCAATAAGAAGAGTAATATTATCTGATATTCCAACTATTATATTTAAAACATTTCCCTATGAAAAAAATGATGCAGAATTTACAATTAATACAAGTCGCTTAAATAATGAGATTTTAAAACAACGTTTATCATGTATACCAATTCATATATCAGATATAGATATGCCAATTCAAGATTTAAAATTAGAAGTTGATATACAAAATAAGTCTGATACAATAATGTATGTAACAACTGAAGATTTTAAAATTAGAAATTTAAAAACAGATAAATTTCTTGATAAAGCAACTACCACAAGAATTTTTCCACCAAATAATATTACAAAAATGTACATCGATTTTTGTAGATTAAGACCACAAATTTCGGATACTCTTCCAGGAGAACATTTGAAATTTTCATGTTTATTTAGTATTAGTACAGCAAAAGATAATGGTTCATTTAATGTAGCATCTACATGTACATATCGTTCCACTCCAGATATATATGCAATTGAAGATGAAAAATCTAAAAAAATGAAAGAATTAGAATTAAAATATTCAGAATCGACTGATGTAGAACATCATTTATTAGATTGGGTAAATTTAGATGCAAAACGCATATTTATACCGGATTCATTTGATTTTAAAATACAAACAGTTGGAGTATTTACTAATATGTATATTGTAAATACAGCAATTAGTAATATTATAAATCGATTAGCAACTATACAAGAATTATATTCGAATGAAAATAAATTAATTATAAATAGTGATTCTACATTGCCGAATTGTTTTGATATAATATTAGAAAATGAAGATTATACAATCGGTAAAGTATTAGAATATATATTATATAAAACATATTATCTAGATCAAAAAACTCTTAGTTTTTGTGCCTTTCAAAAACCCCATCCACATATTAATATTAGTATAATAAGATTAGGATTTAATGCTCCTTCTGAAAAATCTACTATTGTGGAATATATATATAATTCTACTAATATCGCAATTAGTATTTATAAAAAATTATTAGAATCATTTAACATATAATTATTATATTTGTATTTTTATTATTATAAATAATAAAAATAAAATTATAATTCAACAAAATGGTTTAAATTCTACAGTTATAATTAAATTAAGTTTCCATTGAGGTATAACTGGAATTTTCTATTTCTGGTTCAATTATTGTTTTTGCAAATTTACGCATATGATAATTTAATGAATACATCAATTTAGACGGGTCTAAAGTATTAATATATTGTATAACTATATTTTTATTTATATAACCACCGGTTTCTCTAACTGATAAATAATATTTATGCAACTCGTACATATGAATACGAAATTGTTTAGGAAATTGTATTAATGGTTGCGATTTTTTTATATAGCATCTAATATAATTTTCATACAATGTATTTGTAAATCCATGAATTTGATTTTTAAATACTAAAAATGATTTTCTATTTTCGGGAAAATATTGTAAATTATATTTAACTAATCCAGCTCTTCTTAATGATAAATATTGAAATTGTAATTTAGTATTATTACCTCGTAAATATTTAATATTTTCATAATTCGGATTATGTATTTTAGTTCTATCACCATTTTTATTATAAATCATTACTCCTAATATATTCGCTCCTGTATTCATCGAACCGTATAAATTATATAAATCAGTATATGATAACATATCATATCTTTGTGGAAAAGATATATTTTTTGGTAATGTGCATTGTTCTCTTGGTACAATATTTACTTTATAATCATCTATTTTATAACACGCAATTAAATATAATCTTTTTTCATAAATTTGTAAAATAAATTTATTTTTAGGATGTTGCATTACAAAAGAATAACAATAATCTTTAGAAAATAATTCAAAATCTATTTTTAATTCATCACATATATCATAAAATAATTTAGAAAATATATCTTGATCTTTAAAATATGTTATATTGCCACCAACACTACTTTTAGTAGCAATTTCCCATTTATTAATATTTTTATCATAAAATAAATTTATCATTGTACCTTCAATATATTCCTCCGCAATACAATCTTTTTCTAAATATAAATTCATAAATGGAATAATATTTAATGATTTGGGAGGCGAAAATACATTTATTTTATTATCAGAAATAATTATTGATCTAAATATTTTTAACATATCTACCAGATCATGTGATATATAATTTTTATCGTATTTAATAATATTATATTTTTTATCATTTTTTATCCAAACTTTTTCAATTAATTTATACTTTTTAATAAATTCTTCATCTTTTAATGATGATAGGTCATATTCATAAGACATAATATTTATATTTATAATAATAATATCTTTAATATGATTTCGTTAATCATAATAATTTCTACTATAAATATAAGGTAATGGAAGATTCACCCAAAAATAATATAAATATACAATTAGGCGATATATTAAATTTTAATGCCCCAGAAAATCTACTATATGATAATAAGCAACTTTATGTAAAATATATTGATATTAATAAGATAATATTAGTAAATATTGACAATAATGAGTTATCAACTTTACGACTAATTGATGGACAATTAGAAGACAATACTATTGATAGTATAGATTTATTGAGTAGGTCAGATGATTCTGGATATGCTAGACAAAATGACTTGCTTCCAGGTACATGGATTAATATTTATTTTAATTCAGTTGTACCATTTATTTTAACTGGAGAAATTACTAATTTAGAAGAAGATATGATTGAGATAAAAACTTATCCAAATAATGAAACTATTTATATTGATTTTGAATATAAAGGCATACCAGAATCCATTCCAATTGAAAAAATTGTTATTAGAGATTCTCCTAGTAAACAAAAAGAAATAAAAGAACTATCTGAATTACAATCTGAACCAGTTGCTCCTTTATATATGCAAGAATCAGAACAAGTAATAGACAATGCCACCGTAGAAATAACACCTGCTTATTTAAATGAAATAATATTAGATGCTGATCAACTTATTATGGGTGAGAAATTAGATGATCTTATACAATATGTTGATGTTGATGAAAGTGAAATGAGATATAGTATAAATAAACAAACTAATGATTTATTAGATGAATTATTAGCAGATATACCAAATTATAAGAGAACCCCAGATGTATTAAATAAAATTCATAAATTAATTGAACGATATCTTCAATTAAGAAGTATGTTTTCAAAATTTGATGCAAATGGTAATCCTAATAAACCTGATATAATCGATAAATCTTTTAAACCAATAATAGAAAATATATTAAATTTAAATGAAAAATTTGCATGGTTATTGCCCGTATCACAAAATAAAAAAAAATTATATGATATAGATGATGAAATTGAGAGTATTGCTGAAATAAATGATATAGATAATATAAATTTGGTAAAATCATTAGAAAAACAAGCAAATATTATTGATACATATAAAAATAGTAATGTTTTAGAAGAGAATAAATATCTTTATTTATTTAAATCACTAAATGAATTTTATACACCATTTACAGATTCTCAATATCCAGAACATGCTATAACTAATCAGGTTGTTAAAGATAATATATTAACTATGACAAATAATTTAGGTGATTTATATTCTACAGTTGCTGATAATACAAAAGGACAAATTAACAGAAAACAATATTATTTTGATACTTATATAAAGAATTTAACATATTTAAAAGATAATAAAATAACGAATATAGCACCGAATGATACAATTAATATTATATCATTTATAATACTTCCATTACAATTATTATTATATTCACAAATTAATTTACCAACAACAAATATATTAAATCAAATAGAATTAAATAATGTGGATTTAGATTATTGGAAAATATTTAATAATAATAAAAAATTACGATCCATAATAGTAGATAATTTATCACAAGATGGAAATTATACAAAAGAATTTATTAAAGGAATACAATCTAATATTATTACAGAATTTAAATTAAGTGAAGATTTATGGGATGATCAAGATAAATATCATACATATTTAGATAATATTATACCAACCAATGATGATATATTAAATTTATTTAATAATATTTTGAAAAATAATTATTCTATACATTCAATTATTAAATTTTTAGATATATTAAAAATACAACAAAATGATATAACATATGAATTATACTCTAAAATAAATGATATTGTTGAAGAAAATATAACAAGTTATAAAAAATCTTATTTGGCAAATCATAAACAGGTTAATAAGCAAATTAATAAGTTGAATTTACAAAGTAAATCTACACCATATGTACCAAATTTATTTCGTTTATTTGAATTAAGTGAATCATTAGAAATGAATAAATCATTAAAAACAATAGTATTCGATACATATGGATTCGATCCAAATATAGTATATTCTGATTCTGAAATATTAAATATTATTTTTAAAATAGATTCTGGGAAATTATTTACAAATTCTATAATAAAACTAGATTTAGATTTACAAACTTCTAAGTTAGTTGATAGTTTTGTAAAAAAATATGAACAACTTATTCTTGAAAAAAAACGTCTTAGCAATAATTGTAAAGTAATCGCAAAAAAATATACTAGTATACATTCATTATTAGCCGACTCACAAAAACCCATATATTTTGATTCAATTTATGATAATACCAATTATAAACTATTAAAAGATTATCAAGATAAATTGTCAGAATTAGAACCCGAAGAATTTAAAAAATATTTAGTTGAAAAACTAATTAATACAAATAATATGACTGAAAATGATGCAATAAGAGAAGCAAATGCTATTATACTTGGAAAACGCCTAGTAGTTGATGGTGATTATGCTATATTAGACCAAGATATAGATGTATCACCTATTTCCGAATCAAGTCAGTCATTAAGTTATGGATCTAATGAATCATCTAGTTCTAAATCAAGTGATTCTCCAAGTTCTGAAAGTAGCGAATCATCTGAATCTGCATCAACTTCAGAACAAACTACATCGGAACAAACTACACCCGAACAAACTAGATCAGAACTAATGGAAGAGTTATTTGGATCACCTGGAGGAACACCATCTTCCTCTACTGGTGGTGGTAAAGATGAATTAACAAATTATTATATTAGAGAGAATGATAAATGGATTTCATCTTCAAATGCAACTGAAGAATTTGGTAATATTAGTACATCAGATATGAATAATAAATTGTTATGTAATCTACAAGAAAAATGTATTACTAATAGTAATGATAATTGTGTAAGTTTAGAATCTGCAGAAAATAAAATAATAGAAAATACATTAGAACAAATACAAAAAGAATTTGATGCTACATATGGAAAAAAAGATCATGATATGAGAACTGAAATTGATAATTTATTATTAGAAAATGTATCAAGAATACAGTATTTAAAAAAATATGCAAAAACAGAACAGAATAGATATGATATTTTAAAAAGAAATTTAGCTAATAGTATAACAGACGAAGAATTTGAACAATCATTAATAACATCTCCATATGAAGAGGTTAAAGATTTGATTCTTGGACAAAAAGATGAATTAAAAAAACAACATGATATACAACGATTTATTCTACATTTTACAAGAAAACCTTATGAATTTGAAAATCAATACTGGTTATATTGTCAAAAAACAAATGTAAAATTATTACCCACATTTATTGGTCATTTAGCAAATGTTTATATTTCACAGGGCGATTATCAATTAGAATTAGATATTATATGTGCGCAACAAGGAACTATAAGTGATGATGGAGAAGCATGGATAGATAAACATAGTGGATATTTTATAAAAAAGATAGATTTAGATACTGAGGAAGGATATACTGAAGAAGGATTTAAATTAAAAACGCGTGAAGTAATGGAAATGGATGCTGGAGATAAAATTTTAGAAGATAAAAAAGGAAAAGAAAAAGAAAGTAAAGAAAAAAAACCTGAAAGCGCAGAATCAAAAATAATATCAAATATAATATCTGCAATGGCAAATAATATTGGTATTAATTTAGATGATGAAAAAAATTTCATTATTAAAAATGTAATATCTATCCACAAAACTAGTATAGATAGTAAAGAAACATATAATAAAAAAATTAAGGAGGCTGAAAAGAAAGGAAGAAAAAATATACCAACATATGAAGATTATCTTAATACATCATACATAATATTAACATTAGTATTTATATTAATTGCTATTCAAGTAAGTATTCCAAGTATAAAAACTCGTAAAACATTTCCTGGATGTATAAGAACATTTATTGGTTATCCATTGCATAATGATAACAAATCTGCTTTAACATATATTGCATGTATTGCAAACAAAATAAAAAGCTCATCTAAACCATGGAATTCAATCTTAAAAATTAATCAAGAGAAATTAATTACACAAATGGATGCAAAAATAAAAAAATACATATTAAATAATAAAAGTATATTAAAACGTTTTGAAGAAAAACGAAAATATTTGCAAACAGAAACTGAAGATGTAATATTATTAGAATATGATACTGTAAAATTACAAACTTTCTATCCTCCACTATTTAATTTTAAAATTGTTGGATTAACAAATGTTTCTGATATATTTAAAAATGATTTAAAAAAAAATATTAAAGCAGGTTCGTATAATCAACAAATACAGATTCTTAGTATTAAAACAAAACTAATATTATATGGATTGTCTATTCAAGAAAAAATACAGAAAATAATTAATAAGAAAATTCCATTAATAACGAATAATGCAATGGAACCATATTTAGAAAATGCTTGTTGTGATTCATTATCACCGAATGTACATAAATATTTTATTGATATAGATCGAACATTAGCGCAAGATAATACAATCAGTATTGAATTATATAATTTATTATATGACATAAATATTTTAGGCAAAGCAGCTATGTATTATGATCCTATAGATACAAAACAAAGATATCCCGAAATTACTTCGCATTTTTCTAAAGATACAATTTATAGAGCATTTATTATATTCTGTAGTGATAATTCATTAATATTAAATGAACAATTGCGTGCATCATGTAATTTAAGCACTCGAGACACATATAAATTAACTATTGATGAGCAAATTCAAAAATTAAAAGAGGATGGAATACATTATAGTGAAGAATTATTTCAAAAATTATTATCTATTATTAATTTGAAAAATATAGTTCATATAAACATAAATATAATTCCACAAAATCCAATACATGTATTAAATGATTTATTACAATCTACTGAATTAACTGAAACCGAAACTATTATACCTAAAGAATTTATAAACTATTTCAAAGATATATTAGATAGATATTCATTTGAAGCAACAGAAGATGATAGTTCAGTACGAGATTATAAAAATTATTTGTCAATGTATAATATAAGATTATTAGAAAAAATAGAAAAATTTATAAAAGAAAATTCTAGTTTATCAAAATTAAATTTTAAGCATTTAATAAATTGGTTCAAAAATATTACAGAATTTATCGAAAGCGGTGATAATATTTATATAAATAGTAAAGATGAAACTACATATAAGATGATGAATTTTATTAAAAATAGTATAAATGATTTAGTAGATATATTTCCTAATATAATTTTAAATAAAATAGATAAATCAAATGTATCTATTCCAAAACATTGGAAATTATCCAATAGACATAATATGGATATACAAACATTCATTCAAAAATACTATCATAAATTACATAAATTTTATGGTGATGATAGTTTTAATGACATCTTAACTAATATACAAAAGAAATGTAAAAATATTCAATTATTAGCAAAACATACTCCTTTTTTTACTTCATTTAAAACAAGCGAGAGAGAAATTAATTCTATTTTTGATAATCGTTTAATAAACCTATTATATAATTTCTATTTCTTATCTGTTATCGATTGTTATATTATCTTATTAACTAGTCAACCGGATTCTCTTGCTGATACTATTTCAGATGAATTAATTACAGAATCTCTAGTAGATCCTATTTCTGACGCAATTGCTGAAGATGATATCGAGAGAAGATCTATAGAAAAAGAAGATATTGAAATAGAAGAAGCAAAAATAGATGACAAAACACTTGATGATGAAATTATTGAAGATGAAACTGTTCCTGGAAATGTAGAACAAGCAATAAAATCATCTTCTAGTACTGATTTATTTATGGAAACTACATTACCTATTATAAAGGAAATTATAATGAAAGACCCATCATTAGATACATTAACAAATAAAAGTGTTAGAAAAGAATTAGAATATAAAATGGGTTTGCAAGAAGATAGTTTAAGATCAAAGAAAAAAGTAATTAATAAATTAATAGACACAATTATTAAACCTATACACGAAGAACAAGAAAAACAATCCAAATTGTCTTTATCACAACAACTAGAAGAAGGAGAAGAAGGCGAAATGGGAGATGAATCATCACAATTACAATCTAATTCTAGAGAAGAAGAAGAAGAAGAAGAAGAAGAAGAAGAAGAAGGAGAAGAAGAAGGAGAAGGAGAAGATTTATTACAATCAGGTGGCAAACGCACATCTGGACAATCAATATTGATACCATCAAAATTATGTGAATTATTATTTACATTTATGGAAATAATATCTGGCAATGAAAAAGATTCTGATAAAAATATAATTAATTATAATTATAAAACAATAATGGAAAAAATTTTAAGATCTAAAGAAAAAGAAAAAGATTTAATAACCGAACATCTAAAAGATTTGACAGATGAAGAACGAAAAGTAGAAAATATAATGAAAAATCAAAAACTAGATAAATGGGGAAAGGGTTTAACAAAAGGAGTTCATCAATATGTACAAGATAATTATGATGATGAAAGAAACGAATTAGAAGAACAAGCCATAAAAGAAAAGAAATTAGGTATTAATAGTGCAGTTACTGATATGAATAAAGATATATATGC